GTAATCGTAGTGTCTAAGTTAAGGGTAACTGACCCTGATGTGCCACCTCCGTTTAAGTTTGTTCCGGCTGTAACTCCGGTTATATCACCTGTTGTTGGGCTTTCGGCTTGCCATCCGTTAGTGGTGTCGTATGTCAGCACTTGTCCGTCTGATGGACTCATTGATCCATAGACATCTGATAATCCGGTGATTGGCACTGATATATTGGCAGTTCCGTCAAAACTGACACCAGCTATTGTTCTGGCTGTTTCTAAGGCAGTTGCGGTATCTGCGTTTCCTGTAACATCTCCAGTGACATCTCCAGTAACATTTCCTGTTACGTTTCCAGTTACATTACCTGTAACGTCTCCGGTAATGTCTCCGGTTATATCACCTGTAACATCACCAGTTACATTGCCTGTTAAAGCACCAACCAGGGCGGTTGAGGTAATTGATGTTGCACCTGTAACTACTCCGGCATCTACAACTATAGTGCCATCCAACACTATTTGCTGTCCTGTTAATGGAGTAATTGTTAAATCTGTTCCGGCTGTTGATGAAATATCATTACCATTAATTGTTATATTATCAACCGAAAGGGTGGTTAAGGTGCCTAGACTCGTTATGCTTGTTTGTGCTGCGGTTAATACTGATCCGGTTAAATCACCGGTTACGTCACCGGTAACATCTCCTGTTAAGTTACCAGTTACATTGCCGGTAACATTACCAGTCACATCACCTGTAATATCTCCGGTTATATCACCAGTTACATCACCGGTAACATCTCCCGTTAGGTCTCCAGCAAAAGCTGTTGATGTGATGCTTGTTGCACCAGTTACTACTCCAGCATCTACACTGATTGTGCCGTCTAATAAGATTGCTGATCCGGCTTCTGGCTCAAGGTTGATTGCCCCACCTGAATCTAGCGTTATTGTAGTGCCAACCGCTTCAAAAGTGCCATCGGCAGTAAGCGTCATGTTCGCTGCTGCTGCTGCGGTATCGGTTGTTGTTATGGCTAATGTGCCATTGGTTCCAGCTGTAAATACTGCTGTATCATCAGTCGAACCAGTCATGGTGATAACTTTTCCGTCTAGGGCAATGTCATCAACCGTTAAAGAGGTAGCGGTGGTAACAGCCAGACCGGAAGTTCCGGCAACTGTCAATCCTGATGCACCAGCCAGGATCAAGTCATCGGCTGATGTATCCCATAACATATAAGCACTTGCTGTGTCTCCGAAGAATTTTACATCATAGCCGGTATCATCCTCGCCTACTGTTAGGGTGGCATCTAGCTGGATTGCACCATCTAAGTCTAATGTGCTGGTAGCAGAGAGCGTGGTAAAAGAACCGGCTGCCGGAGTCGTGCCACCGATAACACTTGAATCAATAACAGCGCCATCAAGATTGACGGCCACAGAAGTTCCTGTTGATGAAAAGATTGCATCAATCGTGTCTAGGTCGGTATTCAATTTGTTACCGTAAACCTGTTTATGATTTACTTCTTATAGTTTCCTATAAGTTCAGAACTATATCATCAACCCTGTGGGTTGCCCGGCGCTCGTGGAGAGATTATTGATTGGTTTCTCACTCTCTAGTCGTTGATCCTTCCAACTACTTTAATACCTTTCGTTGGCTTGGGTGCTGATTGTCCTCGTCTTAATGCGTTAGGAGTTTCCAGCAGTTCACCGAGTTTTCATTATTAGATTGCTCTAATACGGCTCAATATCTAAGCTTTGTTCCCCAAGTATCAGTTGAGGCTCCGACCTCTGGCTTTGTCATTGACAAATTGGTCGTTGTCGTGTCTGCCATATTTTTTACCTATTGTTAATAATTGTTAATCGATTATTTTTTAACAGAATAATCAAACTGTTTGTTCAGTCCATGTCGTAGTTGACACGGTTTGTTCTGTATAAGTTGCGGTGCTGACTGTTTGTTCAGTCCATGTTGTGGTTGAAACATCCTGGTCAGTCCATGCCATTAGTTATTGCTCCAGTAATAAGTTTGTTTTTTAACTTTGCCATAAGTTCTTCTTCTGGGAATAAGTGAGCCTTTAGCAAATGCAGCTTTTTCATCTGCCATGCGTATTTCTTCAAGACCTTTATCAAACAAGGCTTGAAAACCAGCAGCTCTTTCATCTTCCATAAGATAAATGCTTGCGTTTTTAAGACACCCGTATAAATAAATATCTGGGTGATTTGTAGAAACAAAATTAGTTGTTTGACTGTCTGATAATGCTGGAACCTTTGAATAATATGTTAATTGTAAAGTCCTAGAAGTGTCAGGAGTCGGACACACTTCAATAGTGTCATCAACCATTGCGTAGTAGATGGGTTGGCCGCTAGAATCATTAATTGACTTACGATAAACATCCAAAGATTCAAGACTGAGCTGGAATAAAGGCGCAAAGTTGTTTGATGTAATTTCAATATTAATGGCTTCCAGCCAATCAGTAGGAACAGTAAGGTATTGACCATCGCAATCTGCGGTGGCTCTTTTTACCATGTCTGCGGTTCTAACTCGCCGGTTTAATTCGGCTTCGGTTTGGTCAATGAAAAAATCCAACTCAGAAGTAAGATCACTTCTGTTTAAAAATGCGGCTATCTCGGCTTTCAGTTCTGCATAAGTCATACTTTACCTTCCCATGTTCTAAACACCTTATTGTCACTGTCATTGAGCCAACGCTTCCAGGCTTTTTGATCGTTATGCCAGCCCTCTCTAAGAGCTTTCTGATAAATCACCATCGGCACTTCTGCGACATGCCTAAAGTCTTTGCCTGGCGTTGTTATGTTGTCTTTTAATTTCTTAACATGATCTATTACCGGGGCAACATTCTGTTTGGTGTGATAAATGTTACGAGCTTTCTCCACACCCACTTTCTCGGTAATAAATTCTGATTTGAGGTTTTCCCTCAAGTCTATTGTTGTTCTTTTTATTGTCATTTCAAAATGGGGCGAATATATATCATTTCAACCCGCCCCGTAGCTTATGCCGTTAGGATGTATCTAAGTCAGCAACAATTCCCATTGCTGCCTCGTTACACATTTCTAAGCCAAACTCAACAAGTAAAAGTTTTGTGACTGCATCACCTATGTTTGCAATGTCGATAGATTCGAAATCTCGAAGATATGACACTTTTGCGTACTCAGGATCAACTAATAACAAAGACCTTTCTCTGCTGAAATTCGATGGCACAATCTTAATATCACCAAAATCTGATGAATAGACTGCGACACTGGCTTCTACTGTCGTTGCATCAACAAACTGTCGTGCTTGTGAACGCCCAGTAAAACTACTGATGACTCCCTTATTATAAGGGCCACAAATCGCCATTTGAAATTCTCCACCATTTCCAAAGCCAGTCTGTAAGACTGCTTTTAATAGTGCTTCTGTCAATGCGCGTTGTGTGCCATCTGTGGCAGCGGCTGAAGCTGATCCATCAGCTCCACCTGATCCCCTAGAATCATTGGATGTAATCCAGGATTCAAAGGAACGGGTTTGCCTTGCAGTAGTGGCATCACCTGTGACTTTAGCGTAGTTACCGGTTAAAGCGGTTTCCATGTCTCTTTTCAGAGCCTTTGCCATAATCGCCAGTTGGTGGGCCATTTCTGTTTTCTTGCCAGCTGGATCACTTGCTTGCTGCGAACCGGTTACAGTTGCATCTCTGCTTTGAATCATCGCAACGTTAGTTTGACGAGTCGTGCCAGTAGATGTTGACCTTGAGAGTTCAAAACCCTCTAGGTCTCCTGTTCCTGTTGCTGAAGGCAGTTTTATTATCACAAGCCAGTTTAGGACTTGTTTCAATATCTCTCGATACTGCTTAGACTATATCATAGCCCCTTTGGGGCTTCGGGCGTTCGTGGAAAAGGTTATTGCTTAGTTGCTCACTTTTCTAGTCGTTGAACCTTACAGCTACTTTTATACTATTCACTGTCTTGGCTGCTGATTTCCCTCATCTTTATATGTTAGGGGTTCCCAGCAATTAACCCGATTTGCATATTAAATTACTCTAATATGGCTCTCCTTTACAAAAGCGATTCCGTTTGCCAATCAAATACGACATTTGAAATGCTATTTTTACCTATGGCACTCATGAAGGGTGTAGTTGTCGTTTTTGTTACCGCAAACCTGTTTATGGTTTGCTTCTATGTCTTTCGAATCATAGACCGGACTATCTCTTCAACCTGGTAGGTTGCTCCGCGCTCTTGGATCTTTACCATCCTCGTCTTTCTCGTTAGGACTCCTTGATCTAGTCTCTGAACCTTACAAACATTTCTGCTTGTCTTGGCTGCTGATTACCCTCATCTTAGTTTGTTAGGGCTTCCCAGCAATTCACGGAGTTTTCATTATTAAATTACTTTAATATGGCCCAAATTTTTAGGCGACAAATTATAGATGATATTACTCAACTGTTCTCTGTCAGCTGTTGCTTCATAGGTGTCAACAATTTCTGTTATCGCCAAACTGTTTATGGATGGCTTCCTATACGCTAATATAGGTTCGGACTATCTCATCAACTTAAAAAGTTGCTCCGCGCTCTTGGGTTTTTACTGTCCTCGTCTTATTCGTTAGGACTCCATAACCTAGTCTCTGGACTTGCCAAACATTTCTGTTTGTCTTAGCTGCTGATTGCCCTCGTCTTTCTCGTTAGGGTGTTCCAGCAATTCACGGAGTTTTAAATGCGCATGACGGTTCACGCATTGGTTACCATAGCCATATCGTTTTCTCCTTTCCGGTAAACCGGAAGTTAAAGGTTTATATTAATTGCTCAAAAACCTTGGCAGCGTCTTGGACTTTGCCTGTCTTTTTGAGCCGTGTTTTTGCCTTTTTCAGAGGAGTGGTTGACTTGGTTTGCTTTACAGTTCCAGGTCGTGCTACGCGAGCAGCAGCTTTTTGTTTAGGTTTCTTCTTAGCAGCTTTTTTAGTTGATGAGTGCTTATAAGCATCTCTCATAATTTTCAACAACCGCCAATCATAAACCTGATTAATTTCTTCTGCTGTAAAACCCTGATCGATGGCATATTGGCGGATTTTTAATTTTTCCGCTTGGGCCACTTCAGCGTTCTTCCATTCAGGAATGTCCTTTTGTAACTGTTGTTCGCCGTAAGCCATATAATTTTGCACTTGCTCATTATACTTTTGAGCTGACTCTTGTTTGAGTCGTTGTTGCTCAGACTCAGCAGCGGCTAACTGTTCTTTTTGTTCATTCCATTTGTCTCGCTGTCGCACATATCCTATTGGATCATCTGCGTATAGCTGTTCCCAGTCAACTTTTTCATAGTCACCTAGCCCAGTTTTTAATTGGGTTTGGAGTTTTGGTATCAACTCTGAATAAAGACTGTTTTGTTGGCTTAACTCAGCTTGCTGTTGTTCTAACACTTTTTTTTGTGCTGCAAGTTCCTGGGTTTTCCTGGTGTAATCTGCTTGCCTTGAATACGAGTTTTGAAGTTCATCAAGGGTAACCGAAACATCTTCGCCATTTATTTTGACTCCGTATAGTGTCGGTTCCTCAACTGCTTCTGACTCATTTTGTTCTGCGTCAAGAGTTTCTTCTTCTGTTTCTTCGTCATCGTCATCTTGGAGTTCTAACTCCTCAACAGCTTCTTCTTCAACAGTTTCATCGGCTAACTCAGCTGTCTCTTGAGTTTCTTCTGATGCTGCTTCCGGCCTTTCTTCCGGGGGAGTCATTAGAACCTCAAAGGCGCTGGTTGCCTTATCTACTTCTGTTTGTAGTTCCAGTGGCTTATCTACCATGTTGGATTCCTTATATTGAATTATGATCTTTTGATTTTAAACGTTTGCTATTTGTAATACAAACTATTTAAACAACTTTTCTCAGCCTGTTTAAACTGGCTTTTGTAATTTTTCCTTTTTCAACAATTATTCTTAAGTGTCTTTCAACTTCAGGTAATAGTTTTGTTGCCTGGTGTAATTGCTCTCTTAGTTCTTTTTCTTCAGGCAAACTATTAACCCACAAGTTAATGTATTCCTCTTTCAGTGATTCTATTGATTTTTTAAATGTTTCACTGTTAAGGATTATTTCAGCCTCATTTGAAGCCAGTATGTCTTTTTGTGATGTCATGGAATTCTTCCTCCTAAAGCGTCTATAATTTGTTGTATGCTGCCCAAACCTAATGGCTGATAACCAAGCGGCAATGAATTAAATTGACTATAAATCAATGGTGGATCGGCCACATTGCTTTGAATGGCAAAGGGGTTGTAATCAACAGGCACATAACCCTCATCAAATGCTGTATATCCTTGTGGTTTTGCCTGGCTATATGAAATGCCTGGGGCAATGCCATAAGTAGGCACATCGGGGTATGCAAAAGAAATTGGGCTCCAGGGTGAACCCGTTGAGTCATCGTCGCCAGCTCCCACGCCAACGCCGATACCTGTGCCTATACCAATACCAACACCTGTGCCTGTGTCGCTTGTTCCTATAACATCTGATCCTGTGCCGTTTATTTCTATATCGCCTGATCCTGTTTCAGTTCCTGTGTCATCTGTTCCTGTGCCGGTTCCTGTAATATCTGAACCTTGATCTGTTCCTACGTCTCCCGACCCTGTTCCTGTTCCTGTATCATCTGTGCCGGTTCCTACCCCTGGTTCTATAATTGTAGGTGTTGTAGTAGTTGTAGGTGTTGTAGTAGTTGTAGTAGTTGTAGGTGTTGTAGTAGTTGTAGGTGTGGTTGTAGGTGTGGTTACTACTGATGGCGTAGAAACTGTAGGTGTTACAACCGGTGGCGTTGGAGTTACAACCGGTGGTGTGGGTGTAACCACAGGAGGGGTTATTACTACTGGCTCTGGAGTCGGTGTTACTACAGGAGGGGTTGGAATTACAGGTGGGGTTGTAACCACTGGTGGAGTTACCACTGGTGGAGTTACT